AAGAAGCAGTTAAAAAATCTAACAACTAACGTAACCTTTAACCCTTTACCTGTAGAGTTGCTCCTTGAACAGGTAAGGGGTTTTTTATAATTAACTTGGGGAAGTAAATTGAATACAGAAGCAAATACATTTGTTAAACATATACCTTGTGAAGCTTGCGGTAGTAAAGATAACAATAGTTTATATAGTGATGGCCACACTTATTGTTTTGGTTGTGAAACTAGGACAGGCACAGGTAATGAAAACTATACACCTATAAGCACGTTAGCTACAAATACCAATAGTTTTTTACATTCTTATAAAGGATCTTACAATGCTCTTGATGACAGAAAGATTAGTCTTAAAACTGCAAAAGCTTTTGGCGTTTTATCTAGCCCTAACAAGCATGTGTATCCTTACTACAATAATAATGAAGTGGTCGCTACCAAAACTAGAGAGATAGATACTAAGAAGTTTTATTCTGGCGGTGACTTTGAAGGCACTGGATTATTTGGACAACATCTATATCGAAACACAGGTGGTAAGTACCTTACTATTACAGAGGGTGAGTGTGATGCGATGGCTGTCTATGAAATCTTTGGAGGCAAGTGGTCAGTCGTATCTCTCAAACGTGGCTGTGCTTCAGCAGTAAAAGATATACGAGAGAGCATAGAGTTTGTAGAAGCATACGATAATGTAGTGCTTGCGTTTGATAACGATGATGCAGGACAGAAAGCTGCAAGGAAAGTAGCAAGGATATTAAAGCCTAACAAGACTAAGATTATGTCTTTCCCTACAGGCTTTAAAGATGCTAACGATATGCTCAAGCAAGGCAAGTTTGAAGAGTTTACTAAAGCTTGGTGGGAGTCTAACACCTACACACCATCAGGTATCCTGGAATTATCCAGTAAGAAAAATGATTGGTTACAACGAGAAGATAAAGAAAGTGTACCGTATCCGTGGGAGGGCCTCAACAATAAGCTATACGGTATGCGTAAAGGAGAGTTAGTTACTCTTACAGGCGGTACAGGATTAGGTAAGTCCAGTGTGACTAGAGAGTTAGAACACTGGCTCATCAAAAATACCAGAGATAACGTAGGTATTGTAGCTCTTGAAGAGAACTGGTTACGAACAGCAGACGGTATAATTTCTATCGAAGCTAACGACAGGCTTTATCTTACAGAGAAAAGAAATAACTACAGCAACGAACAGTTAGAAACTTTATTCGATAGTGTTATAGAAGATGGCAGAGTATTTATCCACGCTCACTTAGGTGCTACTAACATAGATGAAATCTTTTCTAAACTTAGATACATTATAGTAGGATGTGAATGTGAGTGGGTAGTAGTAGATCATTTACATATGCTTGTTAATGTAATGACAGAAGGAGATGAAAGGCGGGGCATAGATAACTTAATGAATCGTCTTCGTTCTTTGGTAGAAGAAACAGGTGTAGGTATGATACTTGTTTCACATCTTAGAAGGGCAGCAGGAGAGAAAGGACACGAGCAAGGCATAGAAGTATCTCTCTCTCATCTAAAAGGATCACAAGGAATTTCACAGTTGTCTGATTGTGTGATAGCATTAGAAAGAAATCAACAGGCAGAAGATCCAGAAGAAGCTAACACAACAAGAGTACGAGTCTTAAAATCTAGATACACAGGGGATACTGGGTTGGCTTGTAGTTTAAAATATAATTCAAATACAGGAAGACTATATGAAGCAGACCTTGATCTCTCCCCCCAACAGACTAGCCTCTCACCGTTTTAAAAAAATAATATTTGATGTAGAAACAGATGGGTTAGAAGGCAATACAATACACTGTATAGTAACTAAAGTTATTGGGGGCGAGACTCGTTTGTTTCCCCCTGATAAGTTACAGGAAGGAGTAGATCTTTTAGCCAGTGCCGATGTATTGATAGGGCATAACATCATAGGCTTTGATATCCCTGTAATTAAAAAACATTTCGATGTTACCTTAACTAATCATATTGAAGACACTTTAGTAATATCCCGATTGGTTAACCCTGTACTCACAGGAGGTCATAGTCTAAGTAACTGGGGCTACCTTCTTTATCCTAATGATGTAAAAAAAAGAAAGGCAATACAGCCTGATAGTTGGGATAAGTATACAGAAGAGATGGGTACTTACTGTATCCAGGATGTAGAATTAAATGCAGATATATATTATAAGTTGTTAGAAGAAGTAGAAAGTTTTAGTCAGGAGTCTGTTGATCTTGAACACTCCATAGCTAAGATAATTAAACAGCAAGAAGTTACAGGCTTTATGCTTGATGAAAAGAAAGCAACTATTCTTTCTGCTAAACTAAAATCTAAGATGGCAGTACTCGAAAAGAAAGTACACGAAACATTTAAACCTAAGTGGGTAGATGATAGATTAATTACTCCTAAGTTTAATAAAGATAAGTCGTTATCTAAAGTACCTAAGTTAACTGATGAAGAACTTATTAAAGTTACAGCTAATAACTACCAACCTTTTATGCGGCAGAAGTGGGTAGAGTTTAACTTAGCTAGTCGTAAACAAATTGGTGAATACCTTATTACTTTTGGATGGGAACCTAAAAAGTTTACACCTACTGGTCAACCTATAGTAGATGAAACTACATTAGAAAAAGTTAAAGGTATACCTGAAGCTTCGCTTATTGCAGAGTTTATGATGTTACAGAAACGAGTAGCACAGGTAGGTTCTTGGTTAGAGCTATCACAAGACAGCAGAGTACACGGCTTTGTTATACCTAACGGAGCTATCACAGGTAGGATGACACATCGAAACCCTAACGTAGCACAGACACCTAGCTCTCATAAACCTTACGGTAAAGAATGTAGAGAATGTTGGACAGTACCTAAAGGATATAAGTTAGTAGGTATTGATGCTTCAGGTTTAGAGCTGAGAGTCTTAGCACACTATATGAAAAATAAGGATTACATAAATGAAATTATCAACGGAGATATTCACAGCACAAATCAATCACTTGCTGGCCTTGAACAGAGAAGTCAGGCTAAAACTTTCATCTATGCACTCATATACGGAGCTGGAAATGCTAAAATTGGAAGCGTGGTTGGAGGAAACTCAAAAGTCGGTGCATCACTTAGAGATCGTTTCCTCAACAATCTCCCATCACTTGGAAATCTTACAGCTAGTGTTGAGCGAGCAGCAAGTACACGCAAGTACCTTAAAGCATTAGATGGTAGAGTTATTCACATAAGAAAAGTTTACTCTTCTTTAAATACTTTATTGCAAGGAGGAGGCGCTGTTATTATGAAGACAGCTCTTGTCTTGTTAGATAAAAAGATTAAAGATCTTAACCTGGATGCTAAGTTTGTAGCTAACGTACACGATGAATGGCAGATAGAAGTTAGAGAAGATCAGGCTGAACAAGTAGGACAGCTAGGAGTACAGGCTATAGTTGATACTGCTGATGTATTAGATATGATTTGTCCTTTAGATGGAGAGTATAAGATAGGAGATAACTGGAGTGAAACACACTAATCAATTAGATTTTTTTTATGAAGAAATAAATCAAGAAGATTACGAAGAAGATTACGAAGAAGATTTTAAAATATGTTATACTTGCAATGAATCTTTATCTATTTCTTTTTTTCAATATACTGACGAAAGAAATAAATGGAGAAGAAGAGATTGTACTCCCTGTAGAAAAAAATATCAAAGAATTTTAGGGGACTTAAGAAAAAAACATATTGTTCCTAACAATCATAAATGTCCTATTTGTTTAACAAATGGAAAAAATTCAATTGGTAAAAGAACTATGTGGGAATTAGATCACTGTCACATTACAAATAAATTTAGAAATTATTTATGTGGTACTTGTAATAGAGGGTTAGGATTTTTTAAAGATGATTTAGAAAATATTAAAAAAGCATTAGAATATTTAAATAAACACAAGGAGAACTTATGAAGAAATTAGATACAGTAGTAGAGGACATCTATAAAGAAGTATCTAAAATTAGTGACGGTAAAACATTAAA